CTGATTGAACAGGTACACGAGTCGGAGTTGCGCGTCACTCTCAAGAACAAGGCCAAAATTTATCTGCTGGGCGCGGAGAAGGCCGACTCTCTGCGGGGTATTTACCTTGATGGAGCCATTCTCGATGAATATGCTCAAATACGTCCGAGTACTGTGGGACAGGTCGTTCTCCCATGCCTTTCAGATAGGGGCGGATGGCTTGTCGCCACAGGAACCCCCAAGGGAAAAAACCACTTTTACGACGCCTACATGCGATCGCTCAACGATCCCGCACAATACTCCCTACTCCTCAAAGCGTCAACTTCGGGCATTATTCCGCAAGACGAGCTAGACCTGCTTCGGTCGCAGATGGACGATAGCGACTATCAACAAGAATTCGAGTGCTCTTGGACCGCCAGTCTTAAGGGTGCGATCTACGGCATTGAGATGGAGAGGGCGGAGTCTGAGGGGCGGATCACCGTCAACGAACTTGACCCAGTCCTGCCCGTGGACGTTGTATGCGACCTTGGTTACACGGACGATACCGTGCTGGTATTCTTCCAGAAGTCCAAGGGCAACGTGCTTGTCCACGAAGTGTACTCGAACAACGAAGTAGATTGGGACGTATACCTTGACGAAATGGAGTCCCGCGATGTCAGAGACGTATACCTTCCCCACGACGCCAGAGCGAAAAACCTTCAGACGGGTCGTAGTATCGTGGAGCAAACAATCCGGCGTGGTTATCGCCCCCGACTTGTCCCAGACCATAAGCTCAGGGACGGTATCGCAGCCACCCGTAAGCTCATGCCCTACATTTACTGGAACCTGCCCCTCTGTTCCGGGGCCATCGAGGCTCTGAAATCGTACCGCAGAGAGTGGGACGACAAGCTCGGTTGCTACCGGGATCGCCCCGTTCACGATTGGTCGTCCCACATAGCTGATGCAGTACGCTATTTGGGCATTATTTTCTCCCAATTACCCGAACAAGTCAAGCCTAAGATCATTATGCCCGGGGAAGAGAATCGCGCAGGAGCGTCCTACGCCTTCAACCTCGAGGATCTGTTTAACGACCGTCGCACTAACCCAGGCCTTTGGAGAGAACAGTGAGCGAAAGCATAAGCAGAATCGACTCCCTCAAGGAGCTTGAGGCTGGGCCAGGTGGCGAGTATTCCCGCTGGCAGTCTGAAATCGCCGCCTCCAAGAAAGAGTTGGAGAAGTGGCATCGTCGCGCCCGTAAGATTGTCAAGGAGTTTCGCGCTGAACGCATGGAGACTTCGGGTGTCGACGTCAGCATGGAGCGTCGATTCAACCTTTTTACCGCCAACGTCAACATTCTGGCGACGGCGCTGCTTAACCAGGTCCCCAAGCCTACCGTCAACCGGGAATTCAAAGACCCGCAAGATGACGTGGGTCGCGTAGCTTGTCGCATTGTCCAGCGGGCGCTGGAATCCCACAACGGGCGCAACTTCTGCTCCTACAACATTCTGAAGCAGGTCGTACAGGATATGCTGGTGCCTGGCGGCGCTACGTCGTGGCATACCTACCACGCCGAGATTCAGACCAAGACCGAGGAGCCCACTGATGAGCAGTTGACCATCGATCCTGAGGCCGAAGCCCTGGAGTATGACGAGGTCGTCGGGGAGCAGGTCAGGGACGAGTACGTGTACTGGGAGGACTTGCTTTGGTCCCCGGCGCGTACCTGGGAAGAGGTACGCTGGATCGCTCGCAAGGTCTACCTCACGCGGGACGAGTTGGTCAAGCGGTTCGGCGCGAAGCTGGGTAAGAAGGTGCCGCTGGACTACTCGGCCAAGAAGAACGACAACCGGGTCGAGACCAAGAATCTGGTCTTTCAACGGGCCACGATCTACGAAATCTGGGACAAGGAATCTGAGCAAGTCGTCTGGTTTAGTGAGCACCACGACGAGTTGCTCGACCAGAAGCCCGATTACCTGGAACTTGACGGGTTCTTCCCGTGCCCGCAGTTTCTGGTCGCTACGGTCAGCAACGGGTCGTATGTCCCCATCCCGGACTATCACTACGCCGCGGATCAGTATCGGGAACTGAATGAGATCAATACGCGGATGGGTCTGCTCGTTCGGGCCTGTCGCGTAGCGGGCGTCTACGACAAGGCTTCGCCGCAACTCCCGGCGCTGCTTAATAACGCAGCCGAAAATACGCTGGTACCTGTCGACCAGTGGGCTGCGTTTGCCGAGAAGGGCGGTATCAAGGGCGTCATTGATTGGATCCCGTTGGATCAGATCGTCCTCACCCTCGAGCAGTTGTCCAAGAATCGTGAGGACGTCAAGCAGCAGATTTACGAGCTCACGGGGATGGCGGACATCATTCGCGGGACGAGCAAGGCGTCTGAGACGCTTGGCGCCCAGAAAATCAAGGCGCAGTATGCGTCGATGCGGATTCAGGATCGTCAGAAGAACGTTGTCGAATACGCCTCCACGGTGTTCGACATTCAGGCTCAGCTCATGCGGAAGCACATGAGCATCGAAGAGATCGCCAAGCTTGCTCAGGTCCAGTTTATGGGCGAAGACCCGCAACTGGTCGAGCAGGCGATGCAATTGATCAAGGCGCCGGACTTCATACTACGCGCCCGCGTAGAGTCGGACACCCTATCGGATATTGACTTCCAGGCCGAAAAGCAAGATCGGCTGGAGTACATGACTACCATCACGAACTACCTCAAGGAAATGATGCCGGTAATGCAAGACCCGAATATGGGGCCGTTCCTCGTTCAATTGCTCCAGTTCTCCCTGGCCGGCTTCAAGATCGGCAAGAACTTTGAGGGCGAGCTTGACCAGACGTTCGCCCGCATGCAACAGCAGATGAAGCAGCCGAAGCCGCCTTCGCCTGAGGAGGCGAAGATGCAGATGGAAATGCAAATGGAGCAGCAATCGGCTCAGATGGAGCAGCAGAAGATGCAGGCTGAGATGGGCTTCAAGCAGCAAGAGGCTCAGTTGGATCAGCAGGCGAAGATGATGGAGCTCGAATTCAAGAAGAAGGAACTGGAACTTGAAATGCAGAAGCTCCAGATGGAGATGCAGATGGACCAGCAAAAAATGGGCATGGAAATGCAAGGTCAGCAAGCCCAAATGCAACTCGACCAGCAAGTGGCGCAGCAGACCGCCGCGACCAGCATGCAGATGAATGAGCAAAAGCTTCAAATGGGAGAGCAACAAAACGCCCAGAAACTAAAGCAGGGCGAGCAGCAATTTAAACAATCCCAGGCTCAAGCCGCGGCGAAGCCCAAACTTGTAGGGGGTAAGAGTGGCACGTAGACGCTTCATCCAACGTCGTGAACCTCCGTATGACTTTGTTGAGGTTACTGACGATTACGTTCCCCCCATTCGCACTATTACTGATGCTGCTCTCTGGAATGATCGCAGCTACGACGGCCTTGCTGCTACTGATGGAACTCCTATCAATAGCCGCACGAAGCATCGGGAGTATATGAAGGCGAACGGCCTGACCACGGCCGACGACTTCACTAATACCTGGTCAAAAGCTCGGCAACAGCGGGATGCGTACTTCACTGGACAACCTGGTTCTGGGGCTGTTCGGCGGGAGGACGTTGCCCGAGCAATAGCGCAACTCGAACGTCGAAAATAATAACTGAAATCCATTTACTTCCCCCTAGCGAAAGGCTATGATACTATCATGAACGAAGCTGACCTCCTTGATCCCGAAGTGGAAGCTCCCGCAGTTGAAACTCCTGCCGCCGAACCGTCGCTGCGCGATACAATAGCCAAGGCTTTCGATGAGCAAGAAGCAAAAGTCACAGAACCAGCTCCTGAAGGCGAGGAGCCAGCCGCTAAGCCAGCCGCTGAGCCTGGAACCCCTGCAGCCGACGGAAAGCCCGAGGCCAAGACTCCTGAACAAGAGGCGGCAGCGAAGCCGGCAGAACCAGGAGAGCTGAAAGCGCCGGCGCAGTGGAAGCCTGCAATACGGGAGAAGTGGGGCGCATTGCCCCTAGAAGTCAAGCAAGAGATACTGCGTCGCGAAGGCGACAGCATGAGGCTGATCGGTTCGGTCGGCCCCAAGATTCGTCTGGCGGATGAGGTTAGTAACCACATCCAGCCGTTTGCCGAGCGACTCCAGGCGAATGGAGTGTCCCCATCGGCGTTCATCGGCGACTTATTCACTTCGGTAAAAGCCCTGACCTCGAGCAATCCTCAGGAAAAGGCCGCTGTCGTTGCGAATATGATCCAATCCTACGGCATAGATGTACGGATGCTTGACGCGATGCTGAGTCAACGCCTCCAACAGCCGCCGGAAGTAGCAGAAGCCCGTCGCCTTGCGGCTCGGGCGGAAAGTACCATTCAACAGC